TTGTGATTTAAGCAGTGCTGCTTTATTTTTACCAAAAAGAGAAGGATATGATGAAATGCATTCAGACAAGTCACATAAATCAGGAACTGATACTTATATAGTTGGAAATACAGTTTATGGAGTAACTAATGGATTCACATATGTTATAAGAACAAGAAAAGGATTTTGCGGTTCTATAATTGTTATTTATAATGATAAAGCTGATGGTTTTATAATAGGAATTCATAGTTTTGGAATGGCTCATGGATCATTAGGAGGATGTCCAATAATTTCAAGAGAAGATTTAATTGAAACATTTAAAGCTTTAGAACCAGAAATGTTTAAAGAAGGAGAGAATACCGAAACCAAAGAAGCACAGGTCAATGATATTAGTATTGTTAAGATTTTGGAAGATATGAAAGTAGCTTATCCAAATGTTGAAATTGATACTGAAGCACAACCAATGATGGAATATCCTGAAAATATTAGATATATTGGTAAGGTAGCACCAAAATGGGGTCATAGATTACCAGAAAAAACTCAAATAGTGCCAAGTCCATTACAAGATAAATTAATCTTGGAGAATGGACAAACTTTCATTCATAGAAGTGAACCTGCTACTTTGAAAAAAGTTAATAGAGAAGGGAAAGAAATATGGCCTTTGCAAAATGCACTGAAGGCTCAATTAAATTTTAAGGATGAAGGAGAACCTTTGGATGAGAATTTACTTTACAAAATAGCGGATATGAATATGACAGTTATTGGAGATGAGATTGAACCAAGAATTTTGACAAACGAAGAAGCTATTAAAGGAATTAAAGAATGGAAATACACACCAGGTCTTAAAATGAGTACATCTGATGGATTTACAGGAATAGAAACAACGAAGCATCAGAGTGGAAAGTCGTGGCTATTTAAAGAAGATGGAACAATGATTCCTGAATTGGAAGAAAAAGTAGTAAATCTTGAGAACGCTTATGCCGAAGGAAGAGAATATTGTACTGTAGCAGAATTGAATTTGAAAGATGAAACGAGAGATATTTTCGTGCCAGAGGAAAATTTCAATGGTGTCAAGCACTTTGTAGAGATTTTTAACAAAATGACACCAGAAGAAATTATAGAAGCTTATAAAAAAGTAGATAGACCGAGATTATTTAATGGAATGCCATTACAACATTTAATAGTGTGTAAAAAATATTATGGAGCATTCTGTGAACAATTAGGAGTTTCAAGATTTGAAACTGGATATATGATTGGTCTTAACCCACATGATGAAAGTGAATGGAGAATGGTTGAAAATAAAATGAGAGAATTAGATAGTACACTGTTCACAGATGGAGACCACGATAAATATGATGGAAGATTAAGGGAGATAGCCTTAAGAATTTGGGTTTACATGGCTAATAAATATTATGCCAGAAATGGAAAATCAACACCAAGAGACGATGCCATTCGAAAAGGAGCAGCATACGGAATGTCAAGCAAATGTTTGTTGTTGTGTGGAAGAGATTTACTTTTATACACTTTAATTTGGTGTTCGGGAGGTTTTCTCACATTTTTAGGAAATTGTGGAATCAATAAAAATGCTTTAGATTACAGTTTCTTTAAAACAGCACAAGAGATGAGAGCACTTTGGTTGTCAGGAGATGTCGAAAAATTAATGGATCGTTTATATGAAACAGATCCAAAGAAAATTTTTGAATGGGCTAAAACAACAAAAGGATGGAATTATGAAGTTTTTAATGCTGAAGAATATAGAAAGTGGATTACAGGAGGAGATGATTTTATGGGAGGATTGAACCAATATGCGAGTTGGTACAAATTCCCAGTGATGGCAGATATGATGCAAAGAATAGGTTATAAAATAACCAATGCTGCGAAAGATGGAACCAACCCTGATTTTATGGATTGGTCAAAAATATCGTTTTTCAAGAGAAAATTCACTAAAATACATGGAGTGATGTTTGCGCCTATGGAAGAGAAAAATGTTTTAGAAATACTACAATGGAAAACAAAGGATTTAAGTGACAAAGAAGCTATGGAAGCAAATATAGAATGTGTATTGCGAGAAATGATGCATTTAGGCAGAGAGAAATACAACTATTGGCAAAAACAATTGAATGAAATAAGTAAAAAGAATGGATGGAGAGGATTCCATAAAACTTTTAATGAGTTGCTAGCTGATCATCAATATAATGCAGTGGAAGTAAAACACCCTGAATATATATTTGAGGGACAAGCTGGAGATGGAAATCCTGAAAATGCGCCAAGAAATCAATACAATGAGTTGTATGAGACATATAACATGATGATGAATTCTGAAGTGCCTGAAATAAAGGATACTATTGCTAGAATAGGGCCTGATAGATTGTTAGATAATATAGAACAAGATTTAGGAATGGCTCAAATTGTGAGAGAATTGAGATTGAATGCAGACACTATTGTGGATGAGATTTTACAAGCAGAAAATTTGAATGAATTTGTTATTGAAACGATAGTTAGAAGAGATGCTTATATTCAGAATTCTAGTTTAGAACCAGGAACACATAATAGACAAAGATTTCACATGACAGATGAATCGGGATCAGAGAGTGATTCTTGGCAAGAGTCGCCAGATGAGGAAATATCAGATACTGACGATGAAATGTTTGATAAAAGTTTTTGGGAACATCCTGATAGAACAGATCAGGAAATTGAAGCTCATAGAAAATGGATAGAAGATTATCATAAGAGAAAACGTTATGGAGG